GAGAGACGATAGAGCATTCATTCGCTACGACGAATACGCAAACACTTGGAACCAAGCATCACTAGTTGATGCATTTGCTAGTGTTCCTTACCACGCTAAGGGCGATTCCTACTGGAAGGATGACTGGAGAAACTTCCACGTTCGTGCTTCCGATGACGCATTCATCCAGAACGTTTCTATCTTCGCGGTTGGTTTCGCTGATCACTTCCTGATGGAGTCGGGTGGTGACATGTCGATCACCAACTCTAACTCAAACTTCGGTAATACCTCACTACACGCTATTGGTTTCAAAGGATTCTCCTTCAACCAAGATAAGGCAGGTTATATTACCGATATCATTCCTCCTCAGCAAGTTGTTGAGAGTGAGACAAATAGAAAGAGAGTTCTATACTATACTATTGACGTTCAGGGAACCATCCAGGATGGAGCAAATCGCACCAAACTATATCTTGGTGGAACAGATCTAGACAATCCACTAGATCGTCCTGCTGCTACTATTGGTGGATATAGAATTGGTGGCAAGTCTGGTGATAAACTTTATGTAAAACTGGACAAAAAGAATAACATTGATACTTTCCAAACAACATTAAGTCCAACTGGTTTTGTTAAGTATATTGCTAAGGGTTCTATTCTCAATCCAAGTAACTATACTATTAATAATGTAAATGTTGACGCTGCTAATCTAATCGAAAGCAACCGTCGCATGATTCAGGAGGAAGTCTTCGGTTATATTCTAGAGAAGTATCCAAGACTCCAGAACATTTCATATGTCAATCCATCACTTAACCCTGCTGCTGGTCGTTACCTTGATGCCAAGAATCTAATCATTGCTAACCGTCAAGAGATTGTTGATACAGCTTTTGACGAGATGGTTGAGGCATTTGGTATTGGTAACATTCAAGGTGTTGCCGATGGTAAGTGCAAGCGTGACATTGGTTTCATCGTTGATGCTATCGCAGAAGACCTCAGAGATGGTGGTAATGCTAACATCATTGCTGCAACTAGAGAGTATTTTGATGGCAATGGAGATGCAATTTCAAACGGTCTTGTTGGAGAAGAAGTTCCATCTGTATTTGCATTTAACAGAGCAAGAGATCTCTGCAAGAAAGCAATTGCTAACCTACTAACAGTTAAAGCATCTATCTACGATCCAGAGACTGATAACCTACTATCTCCTTATGGAGTTATCTCTGGAAGCACTGGATCTGCTGCTCTAGGACTAGACAGTGAAGGTGTAACTGTAGATAAGGCAAACAGACAAGATCCTGCTGGTCGTTATAAGGATGCTCGCAACAGAATTATTGCCAACCGTGACTTTATTCTTGACGCAGCACTAGCAGAAGTTGCTGTCTATCATGACGATTTCTACTTCCCAGGAACTGCACAGACTACTGCTAAGTCTCGTTTCTACGATGGATTCAGAATGATCCGTCGCAACAACAAAGAGATTGCTGATAGAGCCCTTGCTAAGATTGCATTTGAGCATCCTGATTTCTACTTCCCAGGAGATGCTCAGACCACTGCTGATTCAAGATTCTATGATTCATATCGTCTGATTCAGCAAAACAAAGATGAGATTCAAGACCGTGCATTAGCACAGATTGCAATCAACCATCCAGATTTCTACATTCCTGGTAGTGCTCAGACAACAACACAATCAAGATTCTTTGATTCATATCGTTTGATTCAACAGAACAGAACTGACATCATCAATACAGCATGGAACAACATGGTTGCTGTATATCCTGGTGTTGTTGGTACTGAGACCAAGTGTAAGCGTGACCTAGGATACTTTGTTGATGCTATCTCCCTTGACATCTTCATGGGTGGTAACAAGTATGCCCGTAAGTTTGTCTCCATGTACTTTGCTAGTGGAGCACCTATTGGTAATGGTCTAGTTGGTGAAGAGGCAGAGAGCATCCGTGCATTCCAAGAGGCAAGAGACCTCATGGGTCAGGCAGTTGCTAACCAACTAGCAGTTAAGGATCTTTCACTGACTGCAGATCCTGCTACTGGTTCTAACATTGATCCTAACTCCTGCGCTAACGTTCAGTCTGCAATTGATTCTCTTACGCTCATCGTAACTGATGTAATTGCTGCTGGTTCTCTTGCTGGTATGGCTGCAGAAACTCCTTACTCTATTGAGGCAGGTGAGCTCAAGTGCCGTAGAGACCTTGGATTCTTCATTGATGCTGTATCCCTTGACCTCTTTATTCGTGGCAATGAGTATTCATACAGATTTGCTGCTGAATACTTTGATGTCAATGGTGCTGCAATCAGCAATGGTCTAGTTGGTGAGACTGCAGAAAGCATCACTGCTTTCAACAAAGCAAGAGACATGATGAAACTTGCTATCACCAATTCTCTATATGAGAAGGATCTAACTCTAACAGCAGATCCTGCAACTGGTGATAACCAAGATCAAGCATCCTGTGCTAACGTTCAGTCAGCACTTGACACTCTGACAAGCATTGTCACAACCATCGTTGCTGCTGGTAACCTATCATCTCTACCTGTTGAAATCAACAAGGGTTCTGCTCCTGCAGGTATGGAGAAGTGTGGTCGTGACATTGGATACTTCATTGATGCAATTGCTGTTGATCTCTTCACTGGTGGTAACAAGCACACCAGAACCTTCATTCAGCAATACTTTGATGGTAACACACCTATTAGCAATGGTTTAGCGGGTGAAGAAGCTGAGAGCATCACTGCTTTCAACGAAGCTTCTGCATACATGCAGCTGGCAGTTACAAACGAACTATACTACAGAGATTTAACTGTTACTGCTGATCCTCTAACTGGAGACAACCAAGATCCTAATTCCTGTGCTAACGTTCGCTCTGCTATCTCAACGCTAACAACATACGTTACCGATGCTCTGACTGCAGGCAACCTCAACACTCTACCAACTGAGAATGCTGGATCATTCCAGACTGGAGAACTCAAGTGCCGTAGAGACCTAGGATATGTTGTTGATGCTGTAGCACAAGACCTCTGGTTTGGTGGTAACGAATACACCATCGCAGCAACTAAGGAATACTTCAATGGTAACTCATTGATTGCTAACGGTGTTGATAACGAGATCGCACCTTCAATCACAGCATTCAAGAGAGCTGCAGATCTAATGAATCGTGCAGTCAATAACCAATACTACTACCGTGATCTTGGTCTAACCCTAGATCAAACTGGTGATCCAGCATTCGTTGCTGACATTCATGCTGATGCATACAACCTTGTTCTTGATAACAAGGAGTTCATTGCTGCTGAGGCATATGAGCGTATGCTTGCTGCTTACCCATCATACCAACCATCTGCTGGTAACACCAAGCAGGATTGCCTAGATGACGTTTATGACGTTCTAGAAGAGGTAATGTGGGATGTCAAGTTTGGTGGCAACTCTAAGACCTATGATGCTGCAGAAATCTATGTAACTAACATCTTCAATGGTCAGCCTATTGATACTTTCCTAGATGCTGAGCGTGATGAAGCTGCTAAGGTATTCCTTGAGGCAAAGAACATTGCTATCCAGTGCCTCAGAAATGAGACTGTAAGCGTATCTGCTGGCAATACTCTAACTCAAGTCAAAGACCTAACAATCGTCAATGATTGGGATGATGACTTTGCTCCACTACCTCAGTGTGGTTCTGCTGCTGGTGCTGTAGATACTCTGTTTGGTATCATTCTACAGGCAGTAGGTAATGATGGTGGTGTTGGTAACCTCAATGGAGTTACAAGAACTGCTCCTTCCCAACCATCAACCTATACATTAGGTAATTGCTCTGACGTTCTAGCAACAATTGATACTCTCATCGGTATCGTTTGTGATGCTCTCTATGCTGGTAGCCTTGATACACTACCACCTCTAAGCAATGGTGAGTGGGATTGTGCTAACGTTCGTTCTTCAATTGAAAACCTCTTCGACATCATCACAGATGCCATTTCTAGCGGTTCTCTTGCTGGACTACCAGTTCTTAACCGTGGAGACTTCATCGTTAATGCAGAGTCTTCTAAGTGCTTCAGAGACGTTGCTTACATCGTTGATGCTATTGTTAATGACCTCAAGTACGGTGGTAACATCAACAGCGTACAGGCAGGTGAAGCATACTATGTTGGTACTCAACTAGATTACATCGATGGCGAGAAAGCGGAAACAATTGATGCTTGGAACTACGTCGGTCAAATGGCAATCGCAGCAATGCGTAACTTTGACTTCCTTGCATATAACTGTGCCACAACCAATTCTTCTGCTCTTGTAACTATTCCTGATGCTGCTGGAACTGGAACCAGAGATGTTCCTGCTTCTGCAATCATTAATGTTGGAGACAACAGCGGTATTATCATCGGTATGAAGGTTGAGGAGTATCCATCTGGTTCTTACACCAATGGATTACTAAATGCTGGAGCTACACCAGTTACCACAAACATTCCAGAAGGAACATATGTTAAGAGCTTGATCGGATCTGATAGCATTGAGTTGGGAACTTATGGTTCTCGCCTTGATAGTGGTGTAAATCAAAATTGTCAGCAACCACCAAGTTCAACCGTTTCCCTTTACTTCACCTACGAACAGGGTGCATGGGCGAACACAACACCTAAGACGGTTGTTGTTGGACCAGAAGCATCCGATCCAGATGTTATTCAGGACACTACAACTTCACCTTCCCAGCGTGAGTGTGCTTCAACTGCTGCTGCTATTCTTCAGCTCACAGAGAACATCACCACTATTATTAACACTGGTCTAACCAAAGTTGTTAATGGTGTCACGGTTCCTACTGTAGATCGTGTAGAACCAACGTTCAACACTGCTCTACTTGCATCTAGAGCAACTGTATTCACAATTGATACAACTGGTTACGGTTCAACAGATGCTCATGACTTTGAGACTGGAACTCCTGTTAGACTTGTTCCACGTCCTCGTTTTAACCCAGCAACTGGACAATATGTTGATGTAGATAAGCGTGTTATTAGACTGCCTAATGGATTTGATACTAATACCACTTACTATGTGATTGCTCCTGGTAGAGCAACACAACCAGTAGATTACAGCGGATCAACTCTCTTTGATGAGACCGCAGTTACTAGATTGATGCTTGCGACTTCTAAAGAGAACGCAGCTGCTGGTATCTACATCTACGCATCTGAAACAGAATCTATTGATCCAGATATTGAGATCGATCTCTATCAGTTTGTACTTGATGACAAGTATGATCTTCACACCTATTCTTGTGGACTAGTCAATACTGTTGTTGGTGGCATTGAAACAGATATTGCTCACATTTTTGATATACCTTCTACCGCAACAACTCCTCAGAAAGTATTCTTTAGAGCAATTGAAGGAAGTGATCTTCCAGATCTTGCTACAAATTATGCTTCAGATCCAACCGTTGCAATCACAAGTGGTGTCAATGCTGGTAAGATTAACCCAAGTGTTGAATTTTATGTTCGTTATCAGACCAGCAAGGTCTTCACAATTCATAAGACTCTTGCTGATGCCTTAAACGATGTAAATCCAATCACTTTCAACAACGCTAACGGTCCATTCAGAGTATTTGCTAACAAGAAGCGCAGCCCAATGCGCTTTGATCCAGGATTTAATGGTTCTGATACCGACAACGGTAAGTGGTACTTACAGTGTCTGGATAGAGAAACTGAAGGAAACGCAGTATTCTTTAATGAAATCTTCTACAGAATCAATGAGTCTGATTATCAGAGTAAGCCTACTACAACTGATACGTGGTATGAGCGTGTTGATGACACCAGAGATGCTAATGAGAGAACCTATAAACTCCGTTATGTCATTCCTAAGTACATTGAGAACGCAAGAGATCCTATCAATGGATTTGTTATTAAGACAAGAACTGACGATACTCGTAAGTTAGTTCCTCAGAAACTACTACTCAAGCCTGTTGCTGGTAACGTTTATGGTGCTCGATTTGAGAACCCACAACAACCAGGAGAATTCATTGGATTTACCAAAGAACAATTTGCTGCAGATGACACCCTAAATGATCTTAATGCATATGATCCATTTAGAAGACCTCTAACTGGAGAAGATCAAGACACAGATTACCGTGCAATTGCAAGATTCACCTCTGGAGTCGCTGCTACAATTCAATCTGGTCGTTATGTTGAGGATGATTTAGATGCATCTATTAAATATCTAGAACTGACTGTATTTGATCATAGTATCGATACTAAGAACTTCCCTGGACTAAGAAATGAGATCCTAACAACCGTCAAGATCTCTGCTCCTCAGGGTGGTGGTTTCATTGCAAATAAGACACAAAGTATTGTTGGTAACTCCGTCTCATTTGCTGGTAACTCTTCAGGTACTGCTTACATTCACGGATACTTTAATGTTGGTGGTGATCACTACCTAATCATCAAGGGTATCAGTGGTGCCAAGGGAACTGCTTCGCTAGAGTATAGCGAGTTCCAAGGCACAAGATTCACTCAGGGTGCTGTCTTTGCTGATATGCTGGATGACCAGGATATGGGCAAATCGCTACCTCTGAAGACCCATATCAGAAAAAATTTCCCAGAGTATTTTTACAAGCAAAACGGCGCTAACGTTTATACTATCACTCCTGGTGATCGTATTCAAGACGACGCTGGTATTGAATACTATGTTTATAGTGTAGAAGATGCTGGTGTCATTGAAGATACTTTCTATATCTTCGATAGCGAAGAACTACAGAAGCGTATTCCAGGTCAGCAAGATGGTATCTACTATCTAACAGCTCTCCGTGGTAATATCTCTCCATATCCAACTGGTGCTGGTGCTGGTGGAAACTTCCGTAAGTTCAAGTTCTCTCAACCAGTTGGTAAGATCTATCCTCTAAACTATAGAAACGATCCTCTCTGGTTCCAGAAGTCTGGTACAACCAACGAAGAGAAGAACTACTATTCACAGTTGATTGATCCACCTCAGGCATTCTCTGCTGCTGATAACTATATCCACGGTAAAGTCACTGTCAACGATACCAAGAACTCTGTAACCAAGGAACTTGTTATCGATCTTCTCAAGCAACCTGCGTTTGTCGAGAACACCTATACTAGTGATAATGAGATTCAGGCACAATTAGGTAATGCAACTTCTGGATCAGAAGATCGCCGCATTCCTATTGCTGGTGATAGCACAGTTCTTGCCGATCAGCGTTACTACGTTGAACTCCGCAGACCATCTATTGCCCGTGCTGGTAACCACACGTTTGAATACCTAGGTTTCGGTCCTGGTAACTACTCAACAGGTCTTCCTGCCCGTCAGGAGATCGTTCTAGAACCAGAACAAGACTTCTACGCACAAGCTAAGAAGCAAGATGCTGGTATCGTATTCTACACTGGTATCAACTCTCAGGGTGACCTCTACATTGGTAACAGAAGAATCAACGCTATCACTGGTGAAGAAGACTTCATCGATAGAGCAGTTCTTGCCGATGATGGAGATGCTGATGACGTTATCGGACAACTCGTTACTACATTCGACACACCTGTAACGTTCAACCAGAACATTACAATCGTTGGTGGTCCAGATGGCGAACTTGTTAATAATATCAACTCTCCAATTCTGATTAATGTCCCAGACAATCAGTTAAGTAATCTTGGAGCACCTCTTGTTGTATATTCACTAGTAAGTTCAACAGATCCTATTACTGGATATCCTCAAGATACCACTTTAGATAGAAATAACTTCTTCCCAAATACATCTGGTGATATCAGACTTGGTAAGAACAGAGTTGATGCCGCAATCTTTGGATTCAATCCAAGAGGAGAAGGTCAGAATTATAAGATTCAAACTCATGCTCCTGGTGGAATTGCGTCAAACATTTCTCCAAATCAAGATACTCTGATTTCTCAGGGTGGATCTAGAATTAATGCAAGTCAGTTCATCACATATGGTGGCACTGTTCTTCCTTCCACTGGAGATATGGCACTCAAGGGCGGTGCAGTTAATAAGAATGGCTCTCTTGGTTGGATCTTTGCTAACATTTACACAACAATTCCTAACAACGTAATTTCTTCCCTGGAAGTTATTGTTGATCAGAGTGTTAATGTTGCATCATTCACGTTTATTGATAGCAACAGTAATCCAGTTCCTGTTGGATCCCTTAACATCAAGTCTGGTTCTGAAATTAGACTACAGAACATCAATTATAGCGGCGTTCTGAATGGAACATGGCCAGTTCTTTCTACTGTAGATTATCCATTCAACCCACTCGATAACGTTGTATATTTCCAAGTTACTCCAAGAACTGGAACTCCACTTGGTGCATTTGATGAAACCTGGAGTAGTGGAATTATCAATAATCCTACTAACCCATCTCCAAATGCTATTGTTTCCTTCTCCGTATCAAACTGGAAAGAGTTTGGTGTTCTGGGTGCTGAAGCACTTAGAACCGAGACTGAAACCATTGGTGATTACAAGCTCGGCATTAACACCATCAATAGAGCAACACATAATGCATATAAGGATGCATTTGTTGAAGTTGCAAATACTGATCCTCGTGCTAACTTGGACGTTGTTGGTAATGCATACATCAGTGGTCGTAAGACAACTGATTGGCTTGCTCATGATGAGTATGCAGATCGTGAAAAGAATGCAGTATCGGATGCATTTGTTGTTGGTGGAGACAGTGCAAACATTGATGAGTATGCAACCCTTCGTGTTTCTACAGAAGAGATTGCAATTACCGAACCTGGCAGAGGAAATAATGCTGGCAAGGTTGGAATCAATGTTACTGATGCAGAACTAGATAGAGCACTAGTTGTTAAGGGCAACGCTAGATTCACCGAAGATGTACGCTTTGAGCGTGACATCGAGATCCATGGTAATGGTACTCTAACTGAGGTAAGAACTGATACCACAACTGGTACATTCAACTTCATCACCGATACCAACTTTACTGGTACTCTTAATATTGCTAACTCTGCTAGCGTACTTAACTTCGTTAATACCGCTACCACGATCGAGATTGGCAATGATGCTACAACAAATTCATTCTACTTTGGTAATGATGTAGCAGGAGATCAGTTCTTCTACTTCGGTAGCAATGCTGACCATAGCAACTTCTTTATTGGCAATACACCAGACAGCGCAACTGTTGCTGCTAATGGATCTATTCCAGTAACTGGTACTGGAATCAGTAGGGTAATTATTGGTGGTGCATTTGGTAACAGCAACCAAGATCAGTCCTATACAAGAATTGGATCCCAGATTCTTAGAATTGATGGTGATGCTTGGTTAGGTTTCCGTCGTCAAGGTGGAACTGCTAGAATGAGATCACAGGCATCTGTGATTGATTTCTTCTCCAACTCTGGTGGTCCTTCGACAATCAACTTTGCTCTAAATGCATCTGAGATTAATATTGCTGGACAGGGTGGTAAGACAACTATCAATAACCAGTTAGAGGTTATTGCTTCTGCCAAGTTTAATTCAAATATCCTTCTTTGTGGTGGTCTTTCTTCCTTCTCCTTCTCTGGAAACAGAGCACAGATGGGATCTGTCATCTCAACACATGATGATGGAGTTAATCCAGATGGAACGTTCATCAAAAACGTTGATATCCTGAATGTACTTGTTCTAGATTCACTAGCAGATGGATATAATGCTGTTGATACCGCTGGTTCTGGAACATGGGGTGGAGCATCTCACCAAGAAGCAGAAACATTTGATGGTGCTGCTGAACCAGTCGCAATTCCAGCTCTGAGTGGAGACGAGTATTACCTACCAATTAAATATTCTCCAAACAAATCAAACGGAGATCCATATCTAACCACTGGTGATTACATCATTGTTAATAGTGCAATTGTTGGATCTACAAATCACCCAGAGATTGTTCAGATTGTTGAAGTTGTAAGATCTGTTGCTCCATACTACCTAAAAGTTAAGCGTCGTCCATTTGGTGCATTTGGTGGTGTTCTTTCAAATCATGCAGATACAACTGCAATCTACAAGGTTAACGTACAGTTTGATGCTACCTGGATCGAACAACCAGTTGATGGCGCTGGCGCACAAGATAACTTCTATCTTGCTGAGTTTGGTGGCGATCTCACAGTTAATGATTATATTCTTCTCAGCAGAGATGATGCTACTGGAACACCAGAATATGTAAAAGTTGTAACTCCTCTATCACAAGAAGTTCAGAAATTTAGAATTGCTGATGGTACTGACTGTGATAATACTGATGGAGATGTATTTGTTGTTGATTCTAAGACTGGTGACACATATATTGGTGGATCTGTTACTATCAATTCTTCCATTCTTCAAAATGGTGGTTGCTTCCTGACATCTTCTCTGGTAACTGGTGATTTAGTACCAGAATCTGAGATTAATTTAACCTATAACATTACAAATATTAGCGATGAAGATATTGCTAATGTTGCTCTTGGTGACACTGTTAAGTTAAGAACTGGTACTGCTTCTTCTGAATTCTTCTATCCTTGGTCTCAAGTTGTTGAGATTGAGAATACGGGAGGCGATCAGAACAGTGTCAAGTTGTCTGTAGCAGCTGTGAATTTTGCCACAGAAGAAAATCTACAGTTCGAGTTTGGCAAGAATGAGGTATTTGCAATTGATAACGGACATCAGCAATCAACATTACATTTTGACACTTGCTCTGGAACACTTGAAATTGGTAATCAATATAGAAGATTTGAAATTGAAAGAATTTTACCAGACACCGAAACTGTAGCTGAAACAGTTGCAAGATATGATGGCGATGTCTTCAAAACAATCAGAGTATATGGGTATCAGCAAGATCCAAAATCTATTCAAGCAGATGGACCAAAAACTACTTTAAGTTCTGGTGCATCAACAGGATTAATTCCTAATTCTGTTTATCTAACTTGTGCCTCTATTGGAACTGGAGATGGTGCTTTTGCTGTTGGTGACCTGATTATGGTTGGTGACACGGCAGATATTGATTCCAAGGGAACTGATGGAAATCAGTGGGAGATAATGAAGATTGCTTCTATTGACGCAGTTAATAACATATTGAGATGTCTTCCAGGACAAGAAGGAACAACAGCAAGAGCTCTTACTGATTATCCTGCAATTACAACAACAGTAATCAGACTTCTTAAGCATCCAGAGACTTCACTAATCTATGATATTCAACAGAGAACGAGAGCAAGCGTTGGTTTTGTTTCTCTAATTCTTGAGAAAGGATATATTTCTCAAACAATCATGGATTATGCTCAGTATTTCAGATTCTATGATACTACTGGAGTTTTGGATGATGAGTGGTTCTATGTTCCTACTTGCCTAAGAGGTAAGTATCATGAGACCACAATGAATGAGCAAGTTTATGCTGGTCAGTTTGGTGAAAGATCTCAGAGAATTGGTAATATTGTTATTAACAATGATCTTGAGCTGATTGGTGGTCAAATTCTCATGTATGATTCCACGAGAAAGACCAAGATTCTAAACTTCCTCAATGATGGCGGACACTCTGATCACCAAGGAGAACTATACTTCGATGCTAAGGTAACAGGAAGAGGAACAATTACAATTTATGGATTGGGATGTCCAGAGGAGACCAATTCACTCACATGTGATCCAACCTTTGCTGTAAATCAGGACGGTGATGTAACAGCGTTGAGAACATTCTCTATCACTGGTATTGCTTCCACAAATCCACCAACATCACCAATATTGACTGTCAAGAACCTTGGCGTTCAGGGTGGATCTGAATTTACAGTAAATCATGATTGTTCTATTGACTCCTTCGGATACGATAAGTTCTATACCAGAACTGGTGGTAGACACACAAGATACCTAGCATCTGGTACTGACGCTGAAAATCTATATCTGAAACCAAATATTAATTACTTTGTAAATGTAACTGATGGAGATAACTTCGTTGTTTATCTACCAGAGGCTCCAATTTCTGGAGATACTGTTACTATTATTGATGTTGGTGGAAATCTAACTTACAACACTTCGTTGGTTGTTAGAGCACAGGGAACTGGAGTTAAAGTACAGGGAGATAGCACAGGAACAACCCTTGGTGGTCTTGCTTCTGCATATCCATCAGGTGAACTTGTTGTCCAAACAGCACATGCCGCATTCACACTAATCTATCTTGGTGGTACTGACACTACTGGAGCAATTGTTTCTTCTAGTGTCAATGGATGGTGGCTCAAGGAGGTCTGATAAATGGCAAGCTATAACAGAATAAAAGCAAGTACAAATTTTCCGATTGGAACTATTATTCCATGGACTGGTGGATCTAGGCGAGGTGATGAAGCTGATCGAGTACCAGCTGGGTGGATAATATGCAATCAAGCGAATAGTTTATTATTTGCTGCTGACTATCCTATTCTTGCAAAAATTATAGGAAACACATATGGTCCAATACCAGAAACACCAGATCAAGAAATTGGAGTAAATTATGGGATTGTAAATCAGTATCCATATAATCCACCAGATACTAGTCCAGACCACAATCCCAACTTACATGTTGATGTTTTTTCTCTGCCAAATTTAAACCAACTTGCTCTCGTTGATCTAGAGGGATCTAGATTATCAACAACGGATCTTTTGCAAATTGGACAATATATCAGCACTAATGGAACGGAAGAAGGAAAGCAAGCCCTAACCTTGATTAGATCTGATGTTGATATTCAGTTTGACCTAGAACCATCAAATACACTTGCTGGAAAAATTACTGGTATAGCAATGTCTGATCCAGTCTATTTTGACACACTTTATGTTCTCCCAAGAAAGTTGGGCATTGATCATATGCCAAACCACAATCACCAACCTCAAAGTGCTGATGAATTTGATCAATTTATCACTGCTGTTCCCTCTGGAACTAACGTATTAGAATTTCAACCAGGAATTCCGTTGAGAAATGATGCTGCAAAAACAACTGCTGTAACACCAGTTGGTAGAAAAGGAACAAGTTCTTCAGCACACACATTTAAACCAGGAAAAGCAGAAATTACTTGGTATGATCCAAATGATGGTGGTATTTCTTTAGTCACAACGGATCAAAAAGTAAATATAGCTAGTAATTTAAATTTGATTCCGCAAGTACAATCTAGAGTTATTCCAGAACAATTTGCTATTGAATTTTCATATACTGATAACGGATCAGCAATTGCAAATGTTCAAGCAGATGCTCATACTGGAGCATTTCCACCAGCAGGATATTATCAAGGAAAAAGAAATTATTATCAGAGTGTAGATATTCCAGCGGAACACAGGGGTGCTGATATGCCAGCATCTAACATTGCTGATATGGTTTATGATCCAGCTCAGGAAAAACAACCAATCAACCCAAACGTAACAAATACATTTGCAACAACTCTAAATCATCCTAACGAGGAATGGGCTTCTACTGGATTAAAATCTCACGATCACGATGCCATGGAATTGACAATGAATAAAGGTGGATTGGGAATTACAACAACGTTACTTGTTAATGATGTTTCCACTGGAACAACTTCCCCGCTATCTATTGAAACCGCTCTTAGTGTAGCAATAAATCCTAATACGCCTTCACTAACGATGATATATATTATGAGGGCTTTCTAAAAATGGCAGTATACTACAACAGAGAGAAAGCAAGGCATGGTGGATTGACAGGAACTATTATATCAGTTCCTGTTCAGATTGCTTCAAATGATCCATCCTCGTCGATACAAAAAGCACAATTTCCTGCTGGATATTTGAGATGTGATGGAAGCATCTATACAGCAGATGATTATCCTTTGCTTGCCGCAGTTCTTGGAGTTGGGGATAATTGCAAATTCAAAAAAGATGATCAACCATTAAATGCGACTCAGTTTCAGTTGCCAGATCTTAGAAGTAAGCACATAAGAGCAACGACTTCATCTAACATTGGATTTTACAATGATCTGGTAGTTCAAACTCAAGACGGTGACGATGTTGTAAAATCTGGTGTTGGTTTAGAGGTGCTTCAGAACATTGAGAGTCCATATGAATTAACTTATAATGGATCTTTTTATATTCCACCGCAGTCTCAACCATTGAAGGGAGAACCAGCTTTTAGTATTGATAGTGGAACTTATACATTTGAAAGAGAAGTTCCAGAAACTGGTTTCCAACCTCACATGCACAGAACAACAACATCTCGTGCTAGACAGGTTGACAAAAATGGAAATTATTTTTCTAATAGTCAATTAAATTCTATAAAAACTAAGTTATCTCTTACCACCTGTGAATGGTGGAAAAATACAAGACAAGATCTTTGTTACTGGCAACTGACAACAGCTGCTGCCGTTGATGCTCCTGGAAAAACCGAAAACTCAACTTCATATTATGAACAATATGGTTTGTGTTGGAATGCTTGTAGTGGATTTACTACAGCTGGATATTGCTTGTGGCCTAGTACCACTGCTTGTCCTGGTTTGAATAATTCAAAAAACATGTGTATTGTTTTGGATGTTGATGATGATTGCAACACTCTCAAAAACAACATTTGTGAAGGGACAACATTTGGCAACATTACGTATGATCCAACATTTACACAATCTTGCGTTTGTACTCTTGAGATTCTTGGTGAATGTCCTGGTGCATTAAATGGTGGAGATCTAGCTCTCCCACAAAATACATCTCAGTTGGTTAACTATGATGATCCAAACATGCCAGTCAGTAGTTTAGATGAATCCTATTCTACTGGATATGCTGCTGTAAGTAATTACACAATGCTTACTGGATTCAAGGGGGATGATGCTATTCATAAACATACGTTGAATTTCAGTGCAGACGAACCTCATACTTATGTTATGAAGACTAGAGCTGGCACCGCATCTGCTTCAGCTGGACTGGTTTCTAAGATAACAATACAAAAAAACAACGAACCAAAGGCGGATAAATACATTCAACCATACATTGTCACCGAATATTTAATTAAGATATAAATGGCAAGTTATAGACCTACGTTTGAGAACTTTTATTCGGATAAAGGTGGTTTCTATTCAACAATAGGAGCTATTATGCCCGTATTGGTGAATAGTTATACTGACAGTGCTAATACTGACACTGGTGGCAATCCAGAGCATTATGCTCATAGGGGATTCTTATATTGTGATGGATCGGAATATTTTATTAGAGATTATCCTCTATTGTACAGAGTCGTTGGCAATAACTATGTTAAGTCAGCAGACAAAGTAAATAATAATTCTCATTTTTTTCAAAGTGCTGGTGAAGATGGCACTATATACAGAACTTTTGTTGATAGTGGAAACTTGTATGCTGAGATATACAAGTATGATCATACATTTGATGACTCTACCGTTGTTAAATACAGATCAACTCCAAATGGCGCAACCTTAAGGTTTGTTGGCAGTTTGGGATCTTTTCCAGACGGTGGTATATTTTCAGCTGATGTTGATTATCTTCTAGAATACAGTGATACTTATCAAAACCTAGCACAAGACAGTAATACAACAGTTCATAGATTTATAGTAGATGGTGCTACTATATCTACACCTGTTGTCTGGTCAGTAAATATGCCAGACCTTGTTCTAAATTTTGAGGGAGATCTTGTTCTTCCTATTCAACACTTTGGAACTGTTCCACCATTTGAACAAGATCCAGCAACTGGACAATATTCAACTTCTTCAACTGGATATGACAGTTATGTGTTGGATGGAGCATTAAATACAAGCCCAGCAGTTTCTTGGGGATCTCCATCTGGACTTCCTGATGGAGTTGTTGTGGATGAATATGAAATTTACTTAGAGAACCTTTCTTTAGAAAATTTTGTTTGTTGGCATCTTTCCAATATTCCAGCAACAACAACATTTTTGACTCCAAATGCCGAACCACCAAATGGTTCTACAGTTCAAACAAATAATGCCAATTCAGTCCTGCAGAATGCTGATGGCACAAAACCTTGGATAAGAAGTAATGGTTATTCTGGACCACAACCAGAAAAAGGTGATACAAACATTTATAAGATGAATATAATTGCATATCTATCTAATGGACAGACGTTAGTTGTATCAAAAGAATTTATTGCTGGGAATGGACCTATTATTCCAGTCTATCCAGGTGGATCTGCATATACAGATAATCTTATTATTGGTGGATCTCAAAGTTCTATAAATGGTAGTGCTTTTAATATTTTATGGTCAACTCTTGCTACTCATCCGTCTGTAAGAATAAGGAAGGCATTCAGTTTAGCTGATTCTCCTTATCAATTAGGAAAATTTAGAGTTCCCGATTATCGTGATAGAAAATTAATCGGATATGGAGAAGGAGTTGATGGAACAGGAACTCCATTGGTTGAAGATAGAGTTAGTATTAAAGTTGGCGATATTGGTGGAAAGTGGTTTATTCCAACTAGTGCAATCAAAGATCCACTTGAATTCTTTTCTATTAGTGATGTATCTACAACTGGTTATAAAGATGTCCAAACACAAATTCAAGCATATCTTACTGGATCAAAGAAATATGTGGTTGGACCAATTGATGATTATATTTTTTCAAAACCACCAAGTCATCAGCACCAACTTTTAACTTCAAGAGTAAATGAAAGTAATGAGGTTAGTCTTGCAGGTGTAGATACATTTGCTGTTCAATATCTAGAAAGTAAGGGAACCATATTGGATTTTACTCCTGGTGGAGAATTTACTGATGATTCGCCTTTCGGACATTCGCATGGATTGCTGGGAAGTAAGCCAATCAACAAAGTTATGGCTACCTATGGCAACATAGATGGTATTGGTGAAAAATACGACGAGGGTGGTGGATGTTTCAGTTATGGAGTTACAGAATCTCCACCACTATTAACTACTGGTGTTAGTAGCGATGGTACATATATTACAGTTGTTACTTCCAATTCGCATGGATTATCGGCAAATGATTGGGTTACTATCACTAATGCTGGCAGTTTAAATGGAAGTTATAAAATCATAGCAACTGGAATAACATCTACCAGTTTCAATCTTCAACCAAGTCCTGCACCAGCAGTAACAACCGAAAATTCTGCTGTTGTAAAGCAAGCTAGTGGAATTTTCGAAGAAGTGACAAGCACACCAGATCCAGATTGCTGGGTTGTCAATAACAACACTGTTATTGGTGGGAAAGAAACAATTGCAATTCCCGCAGGCAATTATAAACTTGCTTATGATAGCGCACTTACATCATCGGGCAGTCTTCTTAAGACTGCTGCTGATGGTGGAGCAAATGTATTGAGATATAGAATTGACATGTTCGCCCCTGGTGGCGGCGGTGGTGGAACATCTGGTAATGGCGGAAATGCTGGAACTGCGTCAGTAACTTTTACCGTCAGTGGAGTGCAATATACAGTTACTGCTAGTGGTGGAACTGGAGGAACAGCAGGGACATCTGGAGGAACTGGTGGAAGTGGAGGTACTGTTACTATTCCAACAGCTTTAG